AGGATTGCAGTTGCCGCGTCGATCGCCGATTTCGCCGTCAAGAAGTTTTTCTTCGACCTCCTGAAGGTCGACACCGTCGCCGCCACCGGCTCGCTGATCAGCGACGCCGCCCCGCTTAATTACGGTCGCAACGTCGTGACCGCCGCCAACGGCACGAAGGCGATCCGCCTGCCGAAGTCCACTGTCGACGCCAAGGTCGAGGTGGTCAACACCAGCGCCACCCAGGCGCTCATCGTGTTCCCCGAACTCGCTGGCGACCAGATCAACGCGATCACCGCAGGTGCGTCGCTCACCATGCCGGGCGGTTCCAGCGCGTCGTTCTATTGCGACGCATCCGGGCACTGGTACGCGGCTGTCGCCACGGCAGCCACCGCCGATACCGCCGAACTTGCGTACCTTGATGGCGCGCTCTCGACCAACCTCGTCGCTGAGAAAGCTGCAATCCTCGGCACCGGCGGCGCGCTCACTCTCGGTGGCGCCCTCACTGCGGTAACCTCGATTGGTATCGGCAGCGCGGTTCTGTCCGAAGCCGAAATGGAAACGCTGGACGGCGTCACTGCAGGCACTCTCGCAGCCAGCAAGGTGTGGACGTCGGACGCGAGTCTGGACACCACCATGCCGACTGGTGGACTGCTGACTGTGCAGTCTGGCGGCGCTGTCACCATGAACTCTGGAAGCACGCTGACTCTCAGCGGGGGTGTCGTACAGGCCCCCGTCTTCGTCGCCGATGCCACCCCTTACGCCGTCCTGGCGGCTGATAGCGGCAAGCTCCACATCATCCTCGAACAGACGAACAGTATCACGCTCAACCTCCCGGCCATCGCCGCAGGCCTGAGCTACAAGTTTATCATGGGCGGTGTCGCTACCGAAGCCCAGAACTGGGTGATCGTCGCGACCACACCGTCGTTTTATAACGGAGGCGTGACATGGGATGACTCGAACGCCGTCGCCTCCCCGGTCCCCGTTTACGGCAACGGCACGTCGCATCTGACACTGACCGTCACCACACCTGAAGCTGGCACTGAGATTGAAATCTACAGCAATGGTACGGAATGGTTCGTCCATGGCCCGGTCTTTTCCGCCGCCACGCCTGCATTCACTTAATATGAAAACCTGCGCTACTTGCAAGCTGGAGAAACCCGAGGCGGCGTTCCACCGAAAGGCGGACGCTCCTGATGGGCTGCACCCTCACTGCAAGGAGTGCAGGAAAGCCCAAGCGGTTGTGTATCGCGCTGGTAAAATTGATGCCCTACGCGCGTACGATATTGCGCGCTACCAGCGCCCTGAGCGCAAGGCCGCGAGCAACGCCTCCGCGAAGCGCGTGTACGAAAAGGACAAACCCGCGAGACTTGCGGCCATGCAGCAGTATGCAGAGCAGAACAGAGATAAGGTACGCAGGATTAAGGCTGCCTACAAGGCCCGCAATCCAGCCAAGACCCTCGCCGCGACCCGCAAGCGCCAGGCAGGAAAACTTAACGCGACCCCGGCATGGGCGAATCAGTTCTTCATCGAAGAGGCATACGAACTCGCACGGCTGCGCACAGAACAGAAAACCGGCGGCTTCGATGAATGGCAGGTCGACCATATTGTACCGTTGCAGCACCCGCTCGTACAGGGACTGCACGTGGAGCACAACCTTCAAGTCATACCCGCGTTACATAACCAGCAAAAAGGCAATCGCACGTGGCCGGACATGCCGGCAGAAGATATCAATCCCAAAGGTGGGTTGGTACACGGAAATCAACAGCAGCCCCACCTATAAGGAAATATTATGACTACGCCCCTGCAAATTTATGGAGATTTGAGCCCCCGCACCGCAGCCTACGCGATCGCCCCGCTTCTGAAGCGCCACGACGCCGAAATGATTCTGGAGAAGTTCGGCCAGACCTTCCCGCTGCCCACCAAGTCGTCCATCGTCGCCAAGTTCCGCCGGTACGAAGCCCTGCCGCTGGCTACCACGGCTCTCGCCGAAGGCGTGACGCCCGCTGGCACCAAGCCGACCATCACCGACTACACCGCCACCCTGGAAGAGTTCGGCGACTTCATCCCGTACTCCGGCTTCATGCTGGATACCCACGAAGACCCGATCCTGAAGGAGTACGGCTCGCTGTGCGTGCAACAGGCCGCGGAGACCATCGAGACCCTGCGCTGGAACAAGATCAAGGCCGGCTCGCAGGTGGGCTACGCCAACGGCGGCATCACCACGGTCAACACGGTGATCACTCTGGCCGCACAGCGCACCGCCACCGCCGCCCTGCTCCGCCAGCGTGCGCACTACCTCAACGAGGTCGTGTCGTCCAGCCCGGACTTCCGCACGGAACCTGTTGAGGCCGGCTTCGTCGCCATCCATCACCCCGATGTGACCAACGACATCCGCAACATGCAGGGGTTCATTCCGGCCAAGCAGTACGCCGGGCAGACCAAGCTGTTCTCCGGCGAGATCGGTGCTGTCGAAGACGTGCGGTACTGCCGCAGCGTTCTGTTCACCCCGTACCTGGGCTCGAACGGTGTATATGGCGGTGCCTCGACCACGATGCGCAACACCGGTGGTTACGCCGACGTGTATCCGGTCATCTACATCTCGAAGGACGCCTACGGCATCGTGCCGCTCAAGGGTGCCAACGCGATGTCGCTGATCGCCCACAACCCCGGCTCGTCCGGCACCAGCGACCCGCTGAACCAGCGCGGCACGCTCGGCTGGAAGGCTGCACAGACCAGTCTCATATTGAATGACCTCTGGTTATACCGTCTCATGGTTGCGGTCACGCTGTAATCCACGCAGCAGGGGGCTCCGGCCCTCTGCCTTAACCCCCATTTTTAGGAGATTCACATGACTGCACCCACCGTAGATTACAGCCGCAACGGCGGCCCCGTCCAGCGCGCACAAGGTACGATCAGTGGCACCTACACCGCCGCTACCGACGTGTCCACCACGACCAACTCCACCATCGCCGCCGGCGTGCTGACCCTGACGCTGGGCTTCGTCCCGACGTACTTCAAGATCACCAACGTCACCGACCGCATCATGCATGAGTGGTACAAGGGCATGAACTCTGGCGACTATCTGGAGACGATCGCCAACGGCACCCGCTCGCTGGAGACCGATGACAAGGTCGTCGTCGCGATCCGCACCGGCGCCGGTGGCTCCGCCAGCCAGTCCGGCGGCTCCGCCGACACCAGTGCCAGCGGCGTCGTGACCGTCACGTTCGACTCGGGCATCTGCACGGACAACGACACCGTCACCTGGCTGGCTGAAGGTTAATCGTGGTGTCACACGGCAGCGGGGTCTATGAAGTCCTGAATACCGCGAGCAACAAGCGGTACATAGGCTCCGCCGTCGACTTCTCAAAACGGTGGAACCAGCATCGGCACGCGCTGAGAAATGGGCAGCACCACAGCCCGAAACTCCAGCATGCATGGAACAAGTACGGCGAGGAAGCGTTCAAGTTTCTCCCTATCCTAGTTTGCCAGAAGGGCATGCTCGCGTTCTATGAGCAGCAGTTGCTGGACAAGGCGAAGCCCGAGTACAACATTGCACTTGATGCGACGAACCCTATGCTGGGTCGAAAGCATTCAAGTGAGACGAGGGCCAAGATGTCCGCCGCGTTGGTCGGTAATGACCGCGCACTAGGGAAAGAATTTTCCGCCGAGCATCGCGCTAAAATAGGCGCCGCGAGCATCGGCCGACAGCACTCTACCGAGACGAAACAGCGTATATCTGTGGCCAAGAAGGGCATGCCCGTCGCGAAGCGGGGGCCGATGTCACAAGCACAGCGGGATAGTATATCAGCCGCAAAGCGCGCTACCCCCTGGAGGATGCCAGACGGACAGAAAGCGGCCCTTACGGAGCAGATGCGCGGAAACACGTTCGCGAAAGGGGTCAGATACACAGCAGAGCAAAAGGCAGTTATGTCCGCGAAGCGGAAGGCCACGCGCGCCGCGAACATGTTGCGAGGAGACGGACATGGAATTTAGAATTGAAATCGAAGCGATGGCCAATGCTTACGAGGTCAAGATCCCGGACATCGAAGCCTACAACAAGGCCGATGCGGCGGCCAAGAAAGACAAGAAGTCGTCCAGTATGGGGTGCTGCTCTCCATACATGGGCGACTTCATGAAGGCCTACGCGGCCAAGACCGTCGAGGAGGTTCTCGCCTTGGTCAAGCCCGCGCTGAAGAACCTTCCGCAGACGACCTTTGACGAGGCGTTCGCGGAGGCGGCGAAAATGAAGTAGTATCTGACTCCACACACCTAAAAACAGGAGATCATCATGACCCAAGTAAACGACGCATTCGCAACGCCAGCACCCGACGAGACTGATGCCGAGCGCCTCGCGCGCCTGCGCGCCAAAGCCGAACTGCAAGCCGCGCAAGAATTCGACGAGGACGCCGTTTTCGCCAAGCTGCTTGCTGAAGCGCGCACCAAGCGTCAGGCCGATATCCTGAACCCCGAGGCCAATCTCCCCTCTGACACCAGCGCCCTGCCGGCCGACTACGACCGGATCAACATCTTCCGCGGCGGGAACAAGCAGGATCTGAACTACGTCCCGTTGGGCCTCGACGGCCTGGTCATCAAGGTGCCGCGCGGCGTCGACGTGATCCTGCCGCACGCATTCGTGGCCGATTGCCTCGACCTCTGCGTGGAGGACACCACGACCCCCGCATTCGATGCTCGCGGGAACCTCTCTGGTGTTGAAATTCGCCCCGCCCACCGGTTCCCTTACAGTTTTAAGGGTAAGGCCACGCCGGAAGAATACAGGGCATTCCAGGCACAGCAGAAGGACAAGGCGCAGCGCGAGATCGCTCAGGCGGCGTAAGCCGTCGGGCTTAGGGGAACAGCATGACGCTCGACGAAATGCTGCGCTACACGGCGAAAGAATTTTTAGACGACCGGACGGACATCGTTGATGGTGATAACGACGACCTCTGGTCGGATGAGTACCTCTGTCGCCAGTTCAATGAGGGTGCCCGCATCCTGGCGAGGCGCGCCTGGGTCATCGTCGAGTACGGTAGCATCCCGGCCGGCAGCATCACACTCCGCACCGGCGTCTCCGTCTACCCGCTGCATAAGTCGGTTCTGCGTGTCTATGACGGCACGCCGACGACGCAGACCGCCCCCCTCGGCCGCACGGAAGATATAAACCTTCGTGACACAAGCGTCGTAACCCCCTACCCCGCCGACGCCTTCAACGCCGTCGAACTCGGGTCAGCGGCCAGCCTCGCCGGCGGCGACGACGCCCTGTCTGGCGCCACGCTTGCCTTCGCCACCGACGCCGCCTCGCGTACCGTGCGCGTGTTCCCGCCGCCGACAGTAGATCAGAACGGACTTCGCGTGGTGATGAAGATCGCGCGCCTGCCGATCACAGAACTCACGCTCGATGCGATGGATGCTTCGCCGGAAGTCCCCGAGGAATTTCACCTCCAGCTCTGCGAGTACGCTGCTGGCAAGGCCCTGACGCTGCCCAACGTGGATGCCGACCAGAAGCCAGAAGGTCGGCGCCTGCTCGCCGCATTCGACCAGATCGTGAGGGAAGCTAGGCAGGAACGCCAGCGCGCTGAAGCCAGCACTTACCGCTGGAACTTCAGCAGCACGACCGCGGTACTGCGATAATGGCGGAGTATGCCAAGTCGGTCGACGAGCGCGAAGGCCTCGAAGAATTCAGCGCGTTCATGGGGCTGCGCAACAACGTCGACGCGGCTTCAATGGGCCGCGAGGATCTCGTCACAGCGCTCAACTGTGACATTTTGGACGACCTCGGCGTCAGCCGCCGCAAGGGCTTCTCCTCCGCCCTGACCACCGCGATCGACCGCTCCCTGTGGGCCTCGGGCGATGTCTGTCTCGGCGTCGGTTCGAATTCGCTCAAATTGGTCAACCCTGACTATACAACCAAGACGCTCCTCACCGGCCTGACCGCGAACCGCCCCGTCAGTTATGCCGCCGTCGGCGACCGTGTGTTCTGGTCGAGTGGCGCGCAGAAGGGCGTCGTCCAGAACGGCGCGAACCGCTCGTGGGGCATCGATGTGCCCGACCAGCCTGTAGCCACCGCCGGCGCCGGAGAACTTCTGCCCGGACTCTACCAGTACGCTGTCACCTACCTGCGCTCGGACGGCCAAGAGAGCGGCGCCAGCCTCGCCGGCACGATCACCCTTGCCAGCGCCGGTGGCATCGTCCTGACGTCAATAGCTGTATCAACTGACGCTTCCGTGACCCATAAGGCCATTTACGTCACCCCCGTAGGTGGTGAGACCATGTACCAGGCGGGGGTCGTCACCAACGCGACCACGTCATTCGCTATTCGCGAACCGCGAATGGGCGTGTCCCCACTGCTCACCCAGTTCCTGCAACCGCCGCCGGCCGGCGACCACATCGCCTACCAGAACGGCTACCTGCTGGTGGCTAGCGGCGCGCGACTCTACCCGAGCGAAGCCTACGCGCCCGAACTGTTCGATTATCGCAAGGCTCTGCCGTTCCTCGGCCGCATCACCATGGTCGCACCGGTCAAGGGCGGCGTGTGGATCGGGACGGACAGTCAGATCGGCTGGGTCTCCGGCGACACCCCCGAGGCGTGGGACTTCAAGGTCGTGGCTGACTACGGCGTGATCCCCGGCACGCTCTGGTTCGCGGACGCCGGTGTGATCGGCGACGGCCAGGCTATCGGCGAGATGGCCGCGCTGTTCGCATCGAAGCGCGGCCTGTGCGTTGGCATGCCCGGCGGCCGGCTGATGAACGCCACCGAGGCCAGATTTGCATACCCTGCGATGGACACCGGCGCGGGCATCGTGCGGCGCCACCGCGGCACGAATCAGTTCCTGGTCACGCTGCAGGGTACCGAGACTGCGGGCAACGTGGCGGCGTAGCAGTGAAGATCAAGATTGCCGGAACCCTCAATGACGTGCAGCAGGCCGCCGTCAATAGGGCCAAGGCTTACCACGGCAAGCAGCCCTATAAGGAGTTCTTCGCCGACTGCGTGATCTGGTACAAGAACGACTGGGCGGCGATCATCCCGCTGGTAGAGTTCCAGCATTCCCCATCAATATACCCAGCCCCGCCATATGGGGAGGTTATCGTCCGCTTTGCGACAGGGCCAGCGCCTTATTTAGGGAGCATCCCCGAGTACCCGCCTACATCGGTAACGGAGCAACTAACGTCGGCAGGGAATGGCACGAACGAAGGCGAGTACAGGAGAACGGACACAACTACATACGGCATATACGATCCCGCCGACGTGCTTCAGGGCAGCTTCACTTCAGTGCTAGTGGTTTATTATTTCATAGCCGGTGACGGGACGTTTACGAACTATATCGAACATGCAGACGCGTTCGCAGCCCCAGCGACCGTTTTTGGGTATACCGGCACGACCCCTGTGGTGTCTCCGGCAACACCCGCATGGCAGACGTTTTCGGGACGGATAGATTACTATGGATATGGAGTATACCCGCAGACGGCCGCCGGGTATCATTTTGGCGAAGTAGCCCCTTCGAAAGAGTCCATATCTACATTCCCTAGAACAGAGATCGTTCGTCTCGACGTAGAGTCTGTAGAGACTGTCCTAGCTTCCGAGGTCCAATTTATAGAAGACGGGCACACCCGCTATACTGCGGCGACTACTTTCTGGAGCGGCGGAGATGTATTGATGTTTGACCTACATGAAGGGACACATGCATATGACCATACGCTTACAGCCGTTTTTTCAGAGGGCGACATATCCCCGCAGAATTTAGTACCGCCCACCGCGCCTAGTGGGTACGACGCCTCGGAGTGGGCAGCATACTGGCGTAGTGAGCAGGACGCGTTACAGTCTCGGCGAGATTCGTGGTTCATGCAAGCCCACACTTCTACAATCTTAGCCCTCGCTGTGGGGGCTACCCTGGATAGTAGTGTCGCAGATGCGCTGAAGACTGCATACGCAGGGACCCACGACGAAGATCCAGCAGGCACGCAGGCCCCTAACGGGGCGCACGCACAGATGATTCTGTTCGGTCCGAGGGATAGGGGTGTTTTCGGCGATTGGTACACGACGAGCGGGGCGGCGACAGCGATCCATGTTTATACAGCAGTAGGGTGTATATATAATCAGGATAGCGACAAGTTCGTTATCACATCGCTAACGTACCCGAATGACGCTAATGGGGTCCCTGTGACGCCCCTTCTGATAGACATCACGATCGGCGCAGTCCCTGCAGGCATCAATATGATTGTCCGGTTCGTATTTACACCGTTCCTTGTCGACGATGAGCCGGTGCTCAACACCGATTTAGAATTGAGGCCTCCGAAAGCTGGACTGCCAGACGCTCGCACCCCGTGGCAGAAACTTCAGTACGCGATCATCACGGCGTTTCGTTGACCCCGAACCAGAAGTTACAGCACGCCGTTCAAGCCGCAGTCTGATACAATAGAGTAGTACCTCCAAACACATCTAAAAGGAGCAACATCATGGCCCTGCGATTCTCCCCCGCCCTCCAGAACTTCATCGCCGAAAAAGGTTCCTGGAAGGATTTCTTCGACAACGGCTCGATCGAAATTTACACCGGCACGCAGCCGGCGACCGCCGACCTCGCTGTCACCGGCACCCTGCTGGTCACGCTGACTTCCAGCGCCGGTGCCAAGACGAACGAGGTCGCATCGCAGGGCACGCTGACGCTAGACTCCGGCGCCTCTGGTTCTGTCGACACGTTCACCGTGAACTCCATCGAGATCATGGGCAGCTCGACCGCCTACAACACGTCGCTGACCCAGACGGCCGCCGACATCGCGCTCAAGTGTAACCGCAACCCGAAGAACCACCTCTATCACGTCACGTCGAGCGGCGCCGTCATCACGATCACCGCGCTGCCTGGTATGGGCACGTTGCCGAACGGATGGGTTGTTGCCGCGACCTATACGACCATCGCCGGAACCGCTGCGAACATGGGTGCCGGCGGCGCGGCTACTGCCGGCGTTCTTGCTGCAAACGGCCTGCGAATGGACTATAACGCAGCCGCTGGCGTACTCACCAAGGATACGACCCAGACGTGGTCGGGCACCGCTGCTGCGACAGGCACGGCGGGGTGGTTCCGCTACAAGAGCGCGGTAGTCGACGCCGGCGCGCTGGACTCCAGTGCGGTGTTCCTCAGAATGGACGGTAACATCGCCACGTCAGGGGCAAATTTAAATATGTCGAGTACATCAATCACTTCGGGGGCACTTCAGACCCTGAGCACCTTCAGCTTCACCGTGCCGGCCGCGTAATAGGAGGCTTCGATGGGCGCTGAAACCCTCTGGGGTGACGGCCTCTTCATCCCGCTGCCTACTCTGGCGGCGGGAGACGGCGGGGCATTCCTGACTGCCCCGCTCCCGACGATGGCGACGGGCACGATTGACTCTGCCCTCACTGCCCCAGTTCCGACGATCTCATCCAACGATGGGAACAGCGCACGTCTCACCGCCCCGGTACCAACGCTCACAGCGAACGACTTCCCATACGCGCTGCTGACGGCACCTGTACCAACGCTGGCCGCGGACGAGGGGTTCGAGTCGGTACTCACAGCGCCAACGCCTACCCTCGATGCCGTTGAAATCAACTCGCCGTACATCACGCTGACTGGCACCGCAGGGCTCCCGCTCCTCTCAGCCGAAGGCCTAGCCGGCGAGGTCTTCACCTTCGACAACTCTGCGCCGGTGCCCGAGCTGGAGATGGGCACCAAGGACTTCACCGAGACCGCGCCGGCGCCCACACTGGTCTCCGCTGTCGTCACCGGCACCCTGCTCACAGTCACGGCGACCGCGCCGGCGCCTATCCTCGCCGCGACGCTGCTCAACCCTGCGATCATCACGGCAGCCAACAGCGCAGCCGCGCCGCAGCTTGCCGCAGCGATGGCAGCAGGCAACATCATCACGGCAGCGTTACTGGCCCGACTGCCGCGACTCAGTGCCCAGGGCTTGACCGGGCAGGTCGCGACGGCACTGCTCACCGCCGCCACGCCCATCATGGAAGCCGCCGGATACCCGGCCTACACGCTCACGTTTGCTGGCACCGCGCCCCTCCCGCAGATGGATGCGACCCTCGGCGCAGCCGTCGCGGCGGCATACCGGACATGGGTGCTCAATCTTCGCAAAGGCGCGCTCACCGAATACGACGGGTTCTCGTTCAACAGCTTCGCCGTGTTCAACGGGGTCGTGTTGGCCGCAGGCCCGGCCGGCGTATTCTCCCTCGGCACCCAGGGTACGGACGCCGGAACGGCGATCACCGGGCGGGTCAAGACCGGGCAGGACGCCTTCGGCTCGTCAGTCCATAAGCGCGTGCCGCGCCTCTACGTGGGGTACGACACGGACGGCGACATGCTGTTCCGCGTCATCACGACCGAGGGTGGCGAGCGCACGTACTCACTCCCCGACAACTTCGTGCGCGGGATCCAGCAACGCCGCGTCCCTATTGGCAAGGGGGTCAAGAGCCGTTACTTCCAGTTCGAGTTGGAGAACGTAGCCGGGGCCGACTTCAGTATTTCGGACGTGCTCGCCTATCCAACGAAGCTGCGCCGCCGCGTGATGTAGTGCTACAATAGAGCATAGGCCAAAGGAGCCTTCAGGATGACATTCGCTACCGACCTCGCCGCGCAGCAGGCTACCGTTGCCAACTTCCAAGCTCAGGCCCAGGGCTACCTCGATACGCTGTTGGCGATCACGGATGTCAGCTTCTCCAACAGCTTCAACGTCGACAGCATCCTGCCTGACTCCTACAATTACGCCTCGGTACCGCAGGTAAGTTTCCCGATCACTGGCGCTGGGTTCTCTCCCAGCATTGCCGTTGTCTCGGCGGCGCCGCCGACCCCACCGACTGCCTCGTTCTCCACCATCACGGACGTCGCAGTGCCCGACCTGACGGCGGTGTCGCCTACGCTCGACTTCCCCCTTGTCCCGGACAACGCGCTACCGACCTCACCCGGTGCGTCGCCCGGCTTCACGTCGCCGGCGATCCCGACCGCTCCACTGGTCACTCTCCCGACTGTGCCGACACTGGCCGCGCTATCCCTGCCTACCGCGCCGTCGATCGACCTGCCGGTATTCGCCGCGTTCGCGCCTGATGATGATCTGGTCGCGCCAACGACCGAATTCCAGTTCGCCGAAGCGGCCTACGAGTCCGTTCTGCTCGACCCGCTGAAGTCCATCCTGCTCGACAACTTGGTCAATGGCGGCTACGGCATCGAGACTGCCGACGAGATCGCGCTGTTCAACCGCGCCCGTGACCGCGAGGTCGAAGCCATGCAGTCGCGCATCGCCGACGCCGGCCGCGCCATGGCTGCGCGCGGGTTCCCGTTGCCGCCCGGCGAACTGAGTGTCCACATCGATCGCGCTTACCAGGAGATGCAGGACAAGGTCTCCGCCGCCTCGCGTGACATCACCCTGGAGCGCAGCAAGCTGTTCGTGGAGAACCGCCAGTTCACCATCCGCGAAGTCCGCGACGTGGAGCAGATGCTCATCAACTTCCACAACGCCGTGCAGGAACGCGCGCTGAACGTGGCGCGGCTCACCGTGGAGTTCTCTGTCACCATCTTCAAGGCGCTGGTGGAGCGCTACAACGCCCGCCTCAGCGGGTACCGCACCGAGGCCGAAGTGTTCGCCAGTCGCATCCGCGCCGAGTTGGCCAAGGCTGAGATTTACCGCACGCAGGTCGAGGCGGTGAACGTCCAGTCCCAGCTCCAGCGCACGCAGGTCGAGACCTACCTTGCACAACTGAAAGGGGTGGAGGTATCGGTCGACATCTTCCGCGTCCAGATGGACGCCGCCAAGGTACAGGCCGAGATCGAGCGCATCAAGCTCGAAGCGTATCGTTCCGAAGTCGAGGCGTACACAGCTCAAGTGCAGGCCAAGGTCGCCGAGTTCGGCATGTACCGTTCGCAGATCGAAGGTGAGACGGCGAAGGTGCAGGCATACGAAGCCCAGGTCCGCGCGTTCACCGGGGAGGTTGGGGCCGCGAAGATCAAGTCCGACATTCAGCTTGGCAGGCTCCAGTTGCAGACGGAGCAGGCTCGCATCCGACTGCTCACCTATCAAGGCCAGTTGGAGCAGTACAAGGCCGACGTGGAACGGCAGGTCCAGTCCGGGCGGCTGCAGGTGGACTACTACAACGGGCTGGTGAGCGAAGCCAAGATGCTGAACGATGGGCAGCTCGGCCGCGCGAACCTGCAGCAGGAGGTCATCAAGTCGACCACGCAGCAGAACATCCAGATCAGTGAGATGACCATCGCCGACGCCCGTGCCAAGCTGGAAGCCACGGTCGCCGCGCTCAAGTTCAGGACGGAAGGCACCCACTACGCCAGCGAGAAGTTCTATGCGATCCTGACGCAGTTGATGGGTACGATCAACACGTTGTCGGTTTCGACGACCTCTGCATAAAGGAACGATCATGGCAGGCATATTTGACACATTGGCACAGGTCGGGCGGGATACCGCAGGGCTAGGAGCCGACGCCGAGAAAGCAAGGCGCGGTGCTGAGGCATGGGCGCGGGCGCAGGAACTGAAGGCAGCGAAGGCTGCTGTACCTGCCGCGCCAACAGGGTTGGCATATGGGGCAGGCAAGGCTGTCGGCAGAATGGTTGGCGGGAGACTGGTCCCCGCGCTCGCTATTGGCGACATGGGGTTCGGCATGGCCGATCAGGCGGAAGCGACAACTGTCGGGGCTACCCCGGAGAATCGCCCCGAGCGGGCGTTGCAGATTCTCGCGGGCGCTGATGTGACAGGTCTCGGCGCCCGCATAGGGCGCATGGTATCGGGCGGAGATTTCTTCGGGGCCGCGCCGGTTGCACCCCCCGCGATCCCGGCTGTCGCCCCCGCAGCCGCTACTCAGCCTGTTGCGCGCACATCCGCGTCACAGGCCGACGTTCGCAAGTCGGACAACATGACCGCCGCGAACTCCATGCCAGTTGTTGACGGCGCATGGGTGGCTCCGCACGGCGCCTCGCCCGGCATCGGCGCGCAGCTCGAACCCGGCGCAGCGACGACAGCCGTGTCCTCCAGCCGCGACGCCAATGGAAACCTCGTACTCACCAACGCACCACCCGGACCCGCTGGCCCCGGCGCAGCACCGCAGGGGTACCAAGCGGCCCCAGGCAGCCTCGCATCCTTCTTCGGCGCCTCGATGCGGCAGCGGCAGGCAGCGACTGAGGAGAAGGCTGCACAGGCCGCCGCGCTCAAGTTGCCCGAGTTCATGAAGACGGGCGCCGAAGCTACCATCCTGAGTGAGCGGATGAAACTCGCCGCCGCTGAACCCGATCCGGCGCGGAAGGCCGCGATCTTGGCTGGGCACGTGATGTCGGAGCCCAAGCTCCAGGCGCCACCCAATATGCAGCCGCTGCCCGGCGACAAGGATCAGAGTGGCGTGGTGTTCGACCCGGCGAAGGGCGCGTTCAGGAAGGTGCCGATCACTCAGCCTGTGACGGTCGCCAACATCGACGCTGCACTGGCCGGCTCGATGAAGGGCAAGACCCGCGCGCAAGTCATTCAGGCTTACAAGGACAAAGGCTACGATGTAAGTGGCGTGAAATAGAACATGGCTGATCCACTCGACCTGCTGGCCGGAGATGCTAGCCTCGACGTAACGCAACCGGTAGCAGGAGCCGACCTCCTTGCCGACCCCAACGCCCCCGGCCCCTTCGCCCGCGGCGTTAAGTCAGGCGTGGCTGGCGTGAAGTCCAGCTTGTATGGCTTCGGCGCCCTCGCTGCCCGCGGCGCCACGAACGCCCTCCCCGCAGTCGCCGCCCCCATTACGACTGGGCTTGAGCAAGCCGCGCTGGAGAATGTCGCCGCGCAGAACGAGATCGCCGCACAGGGCGCCATCACTTACGAGGATGTAGTGGCGGATCCGTCGCGCGCCGGCGAGTTCATCAAGTATGCCGCCGGTTCCGTGGTGCCGTCGCTTGCCACCATGGTAGCAGGCGGTGTGGTTGGCGCAGGACTCGGCGCACTCAGGGCAGGCGCCATGACGGCAGCCGCCCGTGCCGCCGCAGTCAAGTCTGGCGCGCTCCTCGGCGCCGTGGGGTCTGACTTTGCTGTCGAGGCCGGCAGCATCTTCCCCGAGGCACTGGAGACCGGTGTCGAGAACCCCGCGCTGCGTTCCGTTGCCGGTGGTGCCGGTGCCGCAGCAATCGACTTCCTCACCATCCCCGCCGCCGTGCGCGCGCTCCTGCCGGCTGGCAAGGCCGCGACGCGCGCAGCAGGTGTAGGCGGGGCGCTGAAGTCATCCGCACTGGGTGCCGTTACTGCTGGTGGCAAGGTCGCCGGGGCTGAGGGCATACAGGAACTGACGCAGACATTCATCGAACGCGCGGCCGCTGGACAGGACATCAGCAGCCCCGAAGCCATATCGGAGTACATCAACGCGACGCTGGTCGGCGCGATTGGCGGCGGCATGATTGGCGGCCCGGTTGGCGGTGTCCGTGGCGCGCTCGCCCCTGTAGCAAGCCCTGCTCCAATTGCAGCAGATCCTGCTACACCCGTTCCAGATTCCGGCACGAGCGTACCCGAATTAGGAACGCCCGCGCCCGAAAATATAATTCCGCCGACGCCGGAAGCCGTGTTCGCCGACCTTACGGCGCAGCACGCCGCGGCGACGCAGCAGGCTGCAGATCACACCGCCCTGCTCGGAACGCTCCAGCAGGCGCAGCGGGAAGGCGAAGCCAAGATTGCCGCACTGGCTGCCGAGGCCAAGCTGGAGCCTGGCAAGCGTCGCGTCAAGGCGGAAATCTTCGCCGAGAAGAAAGACATGACCGCGCAGGTCAAGGAAGTCAAGGTCAAGATCGAGGAAGTCGGCGGCCAACTGAACGCCACGCGAACCACGCTGGGCACGCTGACCCCCCAACTCGAAGCCGCGCAGAAGGCCCTGCCTGTCCCGCCGCTACCCGAAGGCACGGTCCCCGACCTCGTAGCCCCCGAGATCACGCCGCGCGCCGCGCCGGTGATATCTGACACCATCGCCGACCCGAACCTGCCGCCTCCGACTCCAGCCGAGCAGACCGACCGTGCCGTAAAGGGTGTCCACGCTCTGTTCCGCGAGCAGGGCATGCCGCTCACCACAACCGAGGAGAGCCTCGCCACGCCACCGCAGACCCCCCGCGAGGTCGCACTGGCCAAGGTTGAGCAGCGCCAGCCGCGCCAGTCCGTGCCGCAGGCTAGCCCCGCGCAGATGCAGGCCATCGAAGCCAACGCCATGTCGGTGATCGAACCGCTGGCCAAGACGATGGCTGAAGCCAAGACGAAGACCCCCGAAGCCCAGACTAAGGTCGCGGCGAAGCTCGCCAAGACGATGCGCGCGGTGGTGCAGGAAGCCGCCAAGCAGGGGTCAATCGAAGCCGCGCAGCAGTACGTCACCGACAACTTACCCAACGCTTTGAAAGGTCATGGGGTATCCGCCGACGCCACCGACATGGCCAAGGCCGTGAACGCCGGCGTCGGGCTGGCGCGGACGCAGTTCTCGAAGGGGGCGAGCACTCGGATCACGAAAGCCCAAGCCGCGCAGGCCGCAGAAATGTCCCCCGAGTTGGATGAGTTGCGCCAGAGGTTCGCCGAATACGAGGCGGAGGAGGCGGCGTTCTGGCCGGATACTGAGAGCCCCAGCGGCGCGAATGCGTTCTCTGGCAGACGGGCCGACGCAACCGCAGAATGGGACATGGCGCAGCAGACAGTGCGGAACGACCCGAAATATCAGGAGGCCGTCAGCAACAAGAACGCGGTGGCAAAACGAATTGCCAAGATGAAAGCCGAAATCGCGGCGCGCATCTATGAGGATGCGAGGGGGAACCAATCCCGCGCCGCCCTAACGCAAGACGAGTTCGATCGCCTCCCCGAACCCGCGCAGTTCGCCGCCGTCGATGCCTACAACCGTGTCATGCGCGCCAAGGGCACAGCGCTGCGGCAGCAGATCGCGCAGTTGATCGGCAACCGGCCTGAACTCAAGATCATGACGTTCTCCGCCGAGCCCGGCGGGCCGATCGGTTCCTATACCCGCGTTGGCCCGCTGCGCGCCGTGATCGCCATGGCCCTGAACGCCAAGGAAGGCCTGAGCGTCGCCGACCACGAGGGCTACCACTTCGCCGAGGACTGGCTCCTGACTGGCGGCGAGAAGCACGTCGTCGCCAACGCGCTCAAGCCCGGCCGCCCGCTGTTCGACCAACTGAAGGCCCGGCTGCAACAGTACGACCGCGCGAACGCCACCAGCCTGACTGACGAAGTCATGGCTATCCCCGCCGAGGCGCGGGCATACGCCTTCGAGTTCTGGCGGCGTGGTGAGTTCAAAGCCGACGGCACGCTGGCGAAGGCCTGGGCGAAACTCAAGCAGTTCTTCGAGCGGATTGTCAACTTCGTCAAGGGCCAGGGGTTCCAATCGATCGAGGACGTGTTCGTCGCGCTGGATCGCGGTCAGATGGCGGAGCGTGACATGGTGGCGCCTGAGTCACGGGGCACCTCGCTCAATTCGGTGGGCGCCGACTACCTCCAGAGTCCGGCGTTCAAGAAGTGGTTCGGCAACAGCAAGGTGGTGGACAAGGACGGCAAGCCGTTGGTGGTGTATCACTCTGGCATGTTCGACGAGACACAGGATGCAGTACCAGCCATCAACGGCGAGGGGTTCCACTTCGGCACGAAGACCGCTGCCGAGACGCGCGACACCGGTAAGAGAATCGACGACTTCATAAAAGACATAACGCTAGAACAGGTTGAGAACGAGAATGGTGATTTGCGGTGGTACTGGTCCGCTGATGGGCTTGACTCGTATGATGTTATAGGCGGCGAGGGTTTCGTTACCGAGAATGCTGCGCAACTCAGTGCAGAAGATTTCGCCAAAGACCAAGAGTTCAGCGACGTAGACCCCATGCCGATGACGAAGGCGTACTTATCCATCCAGAACCCGAAGCGCGTGAAAGACCAAGGCGAGAACTGGACTGCCGCCGTAGCGAAGGCCAAGGCTGAAGGGCACGACGGCATCGTGTACCGCAACGAGTTCGAGGACAAAGGCAAGGACAGTTACATCGTGTTCAGCCCGACGCAGATCAAGTCGGTGAACAACACCGGCGCGTTCGACCCCAACAACCCTGACATCAGGTTCTCGGCTGCCGCCAGCAAAGCCTTCCATGGCAGCCCGCACAGGTTCGATAAATTCTCACTTGATCACATGGGCAAGGGCGAGGGTGCGCAGGCTTACGGGTGGGGGCTGTATTTCGCAGGGCGGCGCGAGGTTGCGGAGTATTACAAGGAGAAACTTTCCGAGGTATCCTTGACGCTGAACGGTAAGCCGATATCGGCGGCGGTATGGGCGACAGGAAGCACGCCGGAAGTCGTTGCTGATGCCTTCGCATCTGGGCGGCTTGTTGATGCGCTGCGATACAGCAAAGGCGCCGACGGAAAAGCCATTGCCGCTGAGGCGGAAAGGCTTGCTGACGAAGCGGAGAAAGACGCGCGGATGTATAACGATCCCGCAGCGAGCCGCAGGGAGGCGCTTATCGCTGCCAGGCTTCGTGAATTTGCCGTCGCGGCAGGGGCTGGCGAGATGGCGGTTGCCAAAGGCCAACTCTACGAAGTCGAAATCCCCGACGACGGCGAATACCTGCTATGGGACAAGCCGCTGAGTGAGCAGCCGGAGAAGGCGAAGACGGCGGTCGAAGGGGCGGTAACCGCAACAACGCTCAAAGAGGTCCTCGCCGGGAAGTCAATTGATGAGTTACTGTACTGGGTTGATCGATTCGACCGCAACAACTCATTCGCTGAGTGGATCGCGGAAGAGGGAGTAACCAGCGCCGACGAAGTGCGCGACGCGGTCATCGAGTCATATGGCGATGCCGACATGGCCGACTACCTCGGGAACGCCAAGTTTACAGGCGACAGAACGGGAGAGTCGATCTACCGCGAACTTTCATCGAAGCGCGGCACCGACGAAGCCGCCAGCAAATACCTGAACAGTCTCGGTGTCGCCGGCATCAAGTATCTCGACGGCGCCAGCCGCAACCGTCCGCTGCGCGAGATCAAGAAAGAATTCCTCGCCGAACTACCCGAAGACGCGGACTTCGCCGAAGTCACCGATCTGCTTGGCACGGGCAAGTTCTCGCCGGCCAACGAAGATGTCATCAAGGCGTTGCAGGCAGACGACTGGCTCGGGTTCGACTATCCTGCCCAAGCCCTCAGCGCAGCGCTTGGCGGCGAACTATCCGGCTTTGACGCCTCGCAGGCGCTAAAAGACGCCGTGGTTGCCGCACAGGACGGATCGACCTACAACTACGTCGTGTTCAACGCCGACACCGTTTCAATAACACAGACGTTTTTCTCCCGCGGCGCCGTCGAGAAGTCCAACCGCATGGCCAACGGCGAGCTGGAAGCCATGCAGATGGGCGAGCAGTGGGCACGCCACATCGAGCAGGCCGACATCCCCAAAGACATCTGGGCGCGGGCGTTCGGCGTCGCCAAGGATGATATCGTCGGTGGCCTCGGCCGGTGGTGGACGAACACCATGTCGACGCCGAACTACATCTCGGCGGCCTCGGCTGGCTTCAAGAACGTCTATCAGGCGTTCAACACCTACAGCCGCTACCGCAAGATACTCAGCGAGCAACTGGTACGCGAGCGGCTGCCGGGCTGGTACAAGGCCTCCGACGCCGACCGCAAGGCCGCCTTCGACGTGATGCTCAAGCGCACGGTGGGCAAGTTCTCGGCCAGCTCGCAGGAACTCGCCGACCTGCTGACCCCGCTCACCCGCGAGCAGCGCCTGCTGTATGATCAGGCGACGGGCATGATCGCCGGCGTCCTGCAGCGCCAGTTCGACAGCCAGAAAGAAACGCGCATGCGCCAGCTCACCAGCCCCGGCGCCTACGACAAGTGGCTGGCCCACCGGCAGGAACAGATGAACGACCTGCTCGATCAGGGCTACGTCCCGCTGCGCCGCTACGGCGACTACAGCGTGGCGGTGTACATGGAGACGCCCGACGGCAAGCGTGTCAAGGCGTCACTGGAGTTCTTCGGCTCCCTGAGCGCGGCGAACGCCGCTGCCATCACCTACGCGAAAGAGATCGAGCGCTCCGGCCTCGCCCTGAAGGCAGAGGTAGGCCAGCGCAGCAAGAACGAACGCGACACCGGCGTGTCGCTGGAACAGTTCCTCGGCACCCTGCGCCGGCAGGGCATCGACATTTCGCAGGCCGAACGCGAGCGCCTGGTCGTCGCCATGACCAACGCCGACTCGCTGGTGCGCACCCAGATGATGCGCCGCGAAGGCCTGGCCGGTTACTCCACGGACGGCATGCGCGTCCTGCATGAGTTCGGCGTCAACACGACGAGCGAGATCGCCTACGCGCGCTTCGCGCCGGTGCTCGACGCCGCGCTGGACGGCGCCGAAGTGGTAGCCGATGTCAACTCGGTGACGAGCGAACCCGTCATTCAGATCGGCGAGTCCTTCGGCCGGCGCGAGGACGGCGTCGCCAACAGCCTGTGGGAACGCGACGGCCCCATGTCGGGTTTCTACAAAGACCGCGCCAACGCCATGGCCGACACGACGCTGGTGCCCGACCGGCACAGTGAGTGGGCGACCAAGCTGCGCACGGCCAGCGTGATGTACTTCATCGGGGGCTCGCTGTCCGGCGCCGCCGTGAACACGCTGTCGATCCCCATGGTGCTGGTGCCGCAGTTGTCTGTCCACACGGACTACCTGAACGCCTCCATGACCTCGCTGAAGGCGTGGAAGGATGCGTGGCAGCACTACAACATCCTGCGCGACATGGACAGGATGAAGAACCCCGACGCCGACACGAACGCCAGGCTCGACGCCGCCGGCATCACCAAGGAGATGCGCGCCGCCATCGTCGCCGCCGCCGACCATATCTTCGACACCGAGATCCACCAGATGCTCGGCATCAGCCAGGGCTCGTTGTACTCCAAGAGCCGCAACGTGCAGCGCGCCGCCGAAGCATGGATGCTGCCGTTCCGCGTGGCGGAGCAGACCAACCGGCTGGCCTCATTCATGGCGGCGTACCGGGTCGCCTCGACAGGCGAAGGCGTGAATGGCCGCGGCAAGCTGAGTGGGCAGGAACTGTTCCGCTTCGCCAGCGAGACCGTCGACGCCACGCAGAACAACTACAACGTGAACAATCGCCCGGGCATCATGAACAACCCGATCGGTGCCCTCATGTTCCAGTTCAAGTCGTTCCCGTTGTTTATCATCGAAGCCGCAGCGCTGATGTATAAGCAGAGCCCCAAGAGCGCCGTGTACATGCTGCTCGGCCTCACCGCCATGGCTGGCGTGCAGGGCCTGCCGTTCGCCGAGGAGATACTGAACCTCGTCGACGTCATCTCGCAGCGTCTGTTCGGGTCACCGTTCAACAGCCGCCGCGCCATGCGTAACACGATCAAGTCGTTCTCGGATGCCGTTGGCGTCGTCGATCTGTCCGACGCCGTCATGCGTGGCCTGGTCAATGAGATCACAGGTGTCGGCGTCGCTACCCGCGTGTCGGGTGGCCTGCTGCCGGGAACGCGCATCGGCGCCGCCGACGCCACCGAAGGCCGCGTACTGTCCGAGATGGCCGGTGCGCCGTACTCGATGGTGCATGACGCCATGAGCAACGTCGGCGGCTTCGTCGAAGGCGTGGCCAAGGGCGACTGGATGAAGGCAGCGGACGCCATGCGGGCGGGCGGCCCGATCGCCGTGCGCAACGCGGTCAAGGGCGCCGAGCAGTTGAGCAGCGGGTACGCCTCCGACTCCAAGGGCCGGAAGGTTGCCGACGTGTCGACGCTCGACGGCCTGCTGCAACTGACCGGGCTGTCATCCGCCGCCGTGGCCAAGATGAACGATATGCAGAGCATCATCATTCAGACCAAGGCGTTCCACACGCAGGTCAGCCAGGACGTGCAGAACCGCTTGGTCAAGGCGTACCGCGACGGCGATCACGAGCGTGTCCAGGAGACCCTCGACTTCGCCGCCAAGTGGAACGAGCAGAACCCCGCCATGCCCATCCTGCCCAACCCCTCGGCGACCCGGCGGGCCATCGCGCTGGCCGGCATGCCGCTGAACCGCCGCGAGCAGGCGCTGCTGGGCCGCCGGCTGGGTGGCGCGTTCGCCGATGTGACAGACCAGATGGGCGACTAATACAACTGACTGAAGGACATATGCCATGACAGACCTCACGATAATCAAGGGCTCCACATTCAGCCGCGTGCTCCGGTGGGAGTCGTTGCCATTCGTTTACACGCCGATCACCGCAATCACGAAGGCCGCGCCAGCAGTCGTTACGGCAGCCGGGCATGGGCTCGTAACCGGCTGGCGGGCGGCGATACTCTCAGCCGGCGGCATGCGTCAGATCAACGCGAAGAACGCCCCGCCGACGGCGCGCGACTTCCACAAGGTCACGTTCGTCAGTTCGAGCCAGGTCAACTTCAACGATATCGACAGTTCAGAGTTCACGACCTACACCTCCGGCGGCGTGCTGTGCTCTTACACGCCAGTCAGCCTGTCCGGGTTCAGCGCACGGATGAAGATCCGCGCGACCGCGTCGGACACTACCGTTCTGGCGTCGCTGGTATCCCCGACCGAGATCGTGCTTGATGACACGAACCACACGATCACCATCACAATCCCCGCAGCAGACACGGCGGCGTACACATTCTCTGCCGGCGTCTATGACCTCGAACTGGTCTCCGGCGCGGTAGTGCCCGTCGTGACGAAGCTGCTGAGTGGCAACATAGTTGTGGCAGACGAGGTGACGTACTAAATGGCTGATGACCTTCAGATCGTGGTAGCCAGCGATCCACAGGTCGTTGTGGTTCCGCTGCCTGATATCCAGGTGCTGACGGAGGTATCTGCACAGCCTGTTGTCGTCGAGTCGCCGGCTGTCGAGGTTGTCACACTGGATGGTGACTCGCATGTGGTGGACGAGGTTCGCGACATCCAGATCGTCACGGTGGGGGAGGCTGGGCCGCGTGGGGCGACGGGAGCGGCAGGCTCCGATGCGCAGATGAACTTCGCTTATGGCGACGCGACCCCGGCCCCCATCGTTACGGCTACGGCGAGCAAGGTTGTTTACTCGGTGGAGGTCATCATTACCGAGGCGTTTGACGGCGCGGGGGCTGTCGTGACTGTAGGGGATGCCACCGTGGCAGACCGGCTCATGCACGCCGACGAGAACACGCTAACCAGCATCGGTAGCAATACTACCGCGCCGGCGTATAATTATAATGTAGACACCCCTATCCTGCTGTCTATCGCGCCAGGGGCGGGAGCATCACAGGGTAGAGGCGTCGTCATAATCAGGATCCAATCTTAGGAGAGCACCATGAGTTTATTCAGCGACTTGCTAGGCACCACCAAGGCGTTTTTCAAAATTGGCGGGAACACGGGTGTCCGGCTGAAGAACTCATCCGGCAACCTGCTGGTGCGCAACACTGGCGACTCCGCCGACTCTGCCGTGACGATGAGCAAGGCCAACGTCAGCGGCGACGTTATCGATATCAACTCCGACGCCGCCGGCGCCGCAGCGGATTGGAAATACACCATCCAGCGCCCAGCCGCCGGCATGACGGCGGCGGTCACGCTGACGCTGCCTGTTGACGATGGCACGGCCAGTCAGGTTCTGGCGACCGATGGATCCGGCGTTCTGTCATGGGTCTCTGCCGCAGACACCGCACTGGCGGAGAAGATGAACTCGACCTCGCTGGCGTTCGGCACAGCCAGCCCGGCAGCGATGTTCACGACCGGCGCCGGCGACATCATCGAGCGGATACAAGTGATCGTTGACACTGCGTTCGACGGCACCCCCACCATGAGTGTCGGGATAGCCGGCACGACTTCGAAGTACATGGGCACCACGGATGTCGACCTGACCGCCACCGCCGCCACCGTGTTCGAGGTCCATCCAGGACTCGACGCTGCCGGAGCAGAGTCACTCATCATAACCTACGCAGCAGGCGGCGCGGCCGCTGGCGCTGCTCGGGTGATCGTGTTCTACGGCACGCCGGCGTAATGGCGCGCTGACCCCGCGGGAGGGATGTTGTGCTGCACGACCTACGTATAAGCGCCGGAGCCACCAGCAAGCTACTATCCGCCCTGACATTCGGGAACGGGAGTGGGGTGAGCTTCGGCCTGAACGCGGGCGTGCTCACTGCCACCGTCAAAACCGACTACCAGACTTCCGGCGCATACCTCACGACTGCCGCGCTGTCGAATCATTCGCATGGGAACCCGACCCTCGCCCTGACGAACCTGAGTGGGACAACCGCTTCCAATTCCGCCGGGCTCACTCTATCCCTTGCCGCGGCGAGCCCTGCTGCCGGAGTCGGAATAGAAGCCGGAACCCGGACGGCCACAACAGCGGGGACTCTGCGGTTCGAGACAGGGAATGGGATCACCTTCGGCCTGAACGGGGTTGGCGGTTCGGTTATGACCGCTTCCCACAACGCCTTGACTACGGCGATGGCAAGCAATCGTGGTTCCGATTTCATGGGAACCAACACCGCTCTAACGGCCAATGGCGTGAGCATGACCGCCAACAGCAGCGGATTGAGCCTCAACTTCCCTGCCTTCCTTACGACTGCCGCACAATCCTCTGCGTCGAATGTGTCCGGCGTCATTGCCGGAACAAACGCGACGGGCGGAACGGCGACCCTATCTGGAAACGTGTCCTTCAGCAACGCGAACGGGGTTTCGTTCTACACCTCGGCAGGGAACGCCGTGGTAGCAACTGTTGCCACGAACTACCAGTCGCAGGGGGCTTACCTTACGACCGCCATGTTGTCGAATGCCGCGACCATCAGCAACATGAGGATGAGCGCGGGAACGACAAGCAATCTCCTGTCTGCCGTGACCTACGCAGACGGCGGGGGAGTGTCTTTCGGCCTGAACGCGGGAACGATAACTGCGACGGTAAAGACGGACTATCAGACTTCTGGTGCTTACCTGACAACCGCGATGCAGAGCAACGCTGCGACGATCAGCAACATCAATTTTTCAGCAGGGACGACAAGCCAGAACCTGTCAAAGCTGACCTTCGCTGACAGCAACGGAATTTCCTTCGGCCTGAGTGGATCTGTTGTCACCGCCACGGTTCAGACGAACTACCTGACCACGGCGGCGCAATCGAATCATTCGCATGGGAACCCGACCCTCGCCCTGACGAATCTGACGGGGACCACTGCCAGCGCATCGAACGGGCTGACTATCTCCCTGAGCGCCGCCGCCCCTGCCGGAGTGGGGATCGCCGCAGGAACTCGTACAGCGACAACTGCCGGGAATCTCCTGTTCGACAACGCCAACGGGATCACTTTCGGGCTTGATGCGGTCGGCGGCTCGGTAATGACCGCTAGCCACAACGGTCTGACAACTGCGATGGCATCGAATCGCGGTTCCGATTTCATGGGAACCAATACGGCGCTGACGGCGAACGGTGTCAGCATGACGGCCAATAGCTCGGGGCTGAGTCTCAATTTCCCTGCGTTCCTGACTACGGCAATGCTGTCCAACGCAGCAACGATATCGAACATCAACTTCTCTGCCGGTACGACTTCCGGCCTGTTGTCTGCTCTGACATTCTCGAATTCCAACGGGATCAGCTTTGGACTGAACGCCGGGACGGTAACTGCGACTGTTGCAACGAATTATCAGAGTCAAGGAGCGTACCTGACCACTGCGGCGCAGAGCGATCATTCACACGGCAATCCGACACTTGCCTTGACGAACCTGAGCGGGACGACGGCGAGTAACAGTGCGGGACTGACCATTAGCTTGAGCGCCTCAACTATTCCGATGGTAGATTACTACGTTAACGCAGTCCCATTTCTAAACTCGCAGACGATGACTGTCGGGCAATCAACGTCACACATAGTTCCGTTTTTTGTACCACAGCCGTTGTCTTTTGATTTTGTCAGGATGATACGATCTGGCAGCGTCCAAGCTGCTTCTACTACAGCGGCCACATTCGCTAATACAGACGGGGCCTGTGGGTACACAAAATCCCACAACTTTATGCTTTTTAGTCGGGGTAATGGAGCTAGTTCCAACTCCCTGAAGTCTTATTATTCCACGCAGATCGTAGAAAATTGGTTTGGGTATATCAGCGCGGGCCCCGTTGGATCGCAGTGGGCTTTCGCCAATAGGTACAGCCTCCCATGCTCGACAGGAACTACTGGTTTTACCCACGATTATGCCTCCACAGCGGCCAGTCAAGCATATAACTCGGCTAGCGCAACCATGCTGACTGGGCTGAAAGAGGTGGACTTTAACGTAGGCACCACCCTTTCGCCCGGCCAATGGTGGTTACTCTATGGAGCATCTTCGACAACTAGCGCCGCAGGTCTAACCCTGCAATCCAACATGTCGCGGTTGATTGTTACATACAATATGCTTGGGATGTCGCAAGCGACAATTCAGGTCGGCCCGCTTGGGTCAGCGACACAACAAACAAAAGGATTAAACTTCGGGAACGGATCATTTTCAACTGCTGGCGGCGGGACGACAAACAGTCTTGCCTTCACGAATATAACTACAAGCGCGTCAAACAACATGATGTACTTCCAACTCATGAGGACACAATGACACAATTGATCGTTCAGGACTTCGGTGGAGCGCATAACAGCGATCTGGCTAAGACTTCCGCTCGGCTCATCAAGGGCGCTTCGTGGAAGAAGCAGCGCATCGTTGTTATCCTGCCGTCCGCCGCAATGATTCCAGCAAAGGTGGCTCTGACCCACTGGAACCTCGCCTTCCCGCCGAACAACGGGGTAGTGAGGATTCTGGCGCTCGGGGATGAGGTTGGAGTTGCGTACTCGCAGGCTATCGAGCAAATCCTCGCGCATCCTGAACTTAGTCAGTGGGAATACATTCTGACGCTGGAGCATGACAACACCCCTCCGCCTGATGGCGTAATCAAGTTGATCGAACAGATGGAAGCGCATCCCGAGTATGCCTGCATCGGCGGCCTGTACTTCACGAAGGGCGAAGGCGGTGTTGCTCAGATATGGGGCGATCCGAAAGACCCCGTTGTGAATTTCCGCCCGCAGGTTCCTGATCCGAACGGCGGGCTTGTCGAGTGCTGCGGCACAGGGATGGGGTTCAACCTGTTTCGTATGAGCATGTTCAAGGATGAGAAGCTCCGCCGGCCTTGGTTCCACACGCAGGTCAAGGATGGGGTGTCGACGCAGGATCTTTATTTCTGGTCCGACGCTAGGAAATACGGATACCGGGCGGCGATTGATTGCTCAATCAAGGTCGGACATTACGACCACGTAAACGACATCAACTGGTAGGGGGAAAATAATGACTCGTAAAAGCGCATTGAAGGCCGTTCAGGTCGAAGTTCCCGCAGGGCCAATCAGGTTGGACATCGGCTGTGGAAAGAACAAGAAGGAAGGATTCATCGGACTGGATCAGTACGCTATTCCGGGCGTCGATGTCGTTTGTGATCTGCGGGCGCGGCTGCCTTACGACGACGAGTCGGTGGAGGAAATTCACTGCTCCCACTTCCTTGAGCACCTTGAGGCCAAAGACCGAGTACGGTTCATGAACGAACTCTATCGCATCATGAAGCCCGGCGCGAAGGCGACGATCATCACGCCGCACTGGTGTTCGAATCGCGCCTATGGTGATATGACGCATTGCTGGCCGCCCGTCTCCGAAATGTGGTTCTACTACCTGTCGAAGCAGTGGCGCGAGGATCAGGTTCCGCACACGGATAAACGGTGGAACCCGGATGGATACGACTGCGACTTCGAGGCGACGTGGGGGTATTCGATGCACCAGGCCATCATTCCACGGAATCAGGAATACCAGCAGAACGCGCTTCAGTTTTACAAGGAAGCGGCGCAGGACATTATCGCAACACTTACCAGGAAGTGACATAATCCAGCCGGCGAAGGAGAACAAAAATGACCCATGGGCAACGAAAGTATGACGGGCTGACCCTCGAACAGAAGGTCGATGAAGCGTTGACAATCCTCGACGGCATCGCGTATGCCTTTCCCGACGGTCCGGCGGCCCACCGCGCGGCGCACGAAGCCATGATCAAGGCCGCGGCGGCGGAGGAGAAGTTCTGGGCAGAGTTGAGGCTCGACATCGCCAAGAAGGGGCTGTGGGGGCTGCTCGTGATCATAGCCGGGCTTGTGCTGGTCGGTGCTGCGACGAAGCTCGGCATCCTCGGGGTGCTGGTGAAATGAACTCCTCCGTCGCTGACCTGATCGCGGAAGTCATCGCGAAAGAGATTCGCCCCGGCAAGGATGGCCACTACAGCAATGATCCGAACGATAGCGGCGGGGAAACTGCGTGGGGCGTCACCGAGCGCACGGCGCGCAAGCATGGGTGGGAAGGCGCCATGATCGACCTGCCCCGCCCCATCGCCGAGAATATTTACGAAGCCGAATATTGGTACGACCCCGGATTCTTCGACGTGTCGACGATATCGATGCGTGTCGCTCGGGAGCTGTTCGACACTGGTATCAACTGCGGTACGGAGCGCGCCTGCGAGTGGCTGCAGATGGCGCTCAACGGATTCAACCGGCAGGGCAAGGACTACGCCGACATCGCCGAGGATTTCGATATCGGCCCTGCGACACTCAACGCGCTGCGAGCCTACCTGGCAAGGCGGAAGGCGCGAGGTGAGGTTGTGATGTTGCGTTACCTCAACAGCCAGCAGGGCGCGTTCTATGCAGGCCTCGTCCGCAGGCGGCCGAAGGATGAGGACTTCCTGTTCGGCTGGTTCGACAACAGGGTGGTGATATGATCAGCCCGACCCCGACAAACCAGACCCCAGCGGCCAAGGAGGTCAAGCACTGGACATCCGATATGTGGGACGCCATCAAAGGTGATGGCTGCACCGGCGTCCCGGATCTCTACAACGAGAAGCCCTGCCAGCGCCACGACCGACACTATGAATCGCACGTCCATAGGGACGGCACACCGATCACCCGGTTCGAGGCGGACGTAGAGTTGGCGAAGGACTCATGGAAGGCGCTGCCCATCGTCCCTCCTGATGCCAAATGGACTTTGCCGGGGGCGCCGTGGCTGTCTTTGAGAATAATCGGCCGCGCGGTAATCAAGCCGATCGCCCCTGTAATTCTGTTCACCGGAGTCAGGCTTTTCGGAGCGCCCCACTGGTAACCACAAAGGAGAACCGCCATGATCACCGTCCTGCTCATCATGTTTGTACTCAACGGAGAAGCCCACACACTTGCCGTTCAGGCCGCCGGGCCGGACGAATGCGAGATCATGAAACTGAAGACCCCCGACGTTCTGCCGAAGCTGATCGGCAAGAATCCGCAGTTCTTCGCGGCAGCGTGTGCGACGGTGCAGCCGTTCCTGACCGACACATGAACACGTTTCTCATCATCGTACTCGTGATCTTAGTAGCACAGTTCCTGTACGTTGTATGGGAGAATAAACAATGAATCATCCAAATAAAGGAGCCTCACCATGGCCATGACCCAGACCACCTCCCCCACCGGCGCCCAAGTCGGCCCCCTGCTGTTCGCCAGCGCGACGGGTACTATCCCTGCCGCCGGCAACACCGTCCTCCTCGAAGTGCCGACGCTGGGCCTCAAGAACATCGGCGTGGATTTTGACGTGGGCGTGAACGCGCTGGATACCTTCGTGGTGTCAGCCCAGTTCCATCCCGACGGCGCGTTCCAGCAGCTCTACGCCGCCATCGACTCGACGCCAACCGAGAGCCCGCTGGTCATCGCGGCTTCGGGTACCCTGGCCTCGCAAGGGGCGGGCACGACCGGCTGGTTCCTGATGGACGTCAGGGGCATCTACAAGGTGCGGATCAGTGCGTCCGGCACGGTGGCGGATACCACGACTGTTACGATTCGTTGTTCAGGTTCGCGGTAAGTCTACTAATTCATCACGAGATTAGTAGGAATTAGTAACCCCCGATCGGTACCGTAACATCGGGGGTGTTACAACCCTCGGCAAATGTTACGAACTGCCGAAACTCCGGAACGAAAAAACCCCGGCGCGGTGGAGGAGGGGGCACCGGCCGGGGGTAGCGTCCTGCAAGGGCGACTACAGTTCTATTTTACCGCACTTCGGACTCGCGCGCAGGCGATGTCGAAGTAGCCGTGCTCCTCATCCAGTTCGATACCCACGAACCCGAACCCCTCCTTCAGCGCGGCCTTGCCAGTTGAGCCGGAGCCCATGAACGGGTCGAGGACCGTGCCGCCGGGCGGCGTGACGAGCCGGCAGAGGTAGCGCATGAGTTCGGTCGGCTTAACCGTTGGATGCCCTGACTTCGCGGCGCTTGCGCTTATTCGCAACCGCATTGGCAATGCAGCATTTCCGGCACCAAGGACTGATGCCATCGTGGCGCTTGTAGTGGCTAGATGCAGGGTTCCATTCTCCGCAGTTCGTGCAGGGTTTCCACCATTCTCCGTCGCGCAACTCGCACCCTGAGTGTTCACGCTTGTGAGCAAGCTTCGAAAGTAACTCAAGGTTGCCGAGCCAGTTGTGGAGCTTAACTCCGTCTCTATGGTGAACGTCGTATCCCGGGGGGACAGGGCCGTGTGCTCGCTCCCAAACAACAACGTGTCCCATTCGGTAGCGCTTCTGCTGTGTGTCCCAGATACGCCGATAACCTTTAGCGGATATTGTTCCGTATCCACCAGGAGCTTTACTTGGCACTCCGCGCTTCCCCATGTTGGCTCTCCTTGAGTATCACTCCATTCTATAATAACATACTCAAGACTGTCAAGCCCGCTGTTTCTATCGCGCTTGCTACATTTCGGCGAATAGAAGAACCGCGCGGCGCTGCCCGAACCCGCATCAACCTTCGTGCGCGGCCCGCCGAAGTATTCCGACTTGCCCGTGCCCACGGCGCCGTCGCCATACCCTGTGATCTTGACGTTGGGCAGCGAGCCGCCCGACCCGTTGCTGTCGGGGAACAGGGCGAGCACTTCGTCGCTGTTGTCATGAATAAGATTTGCCGGCCACCTCCCCTTGCTGCTGTCGAAGTCGGCTGGCGCGCTGGGCTCGCCGTAAGTGTTACCAGCCGAGCGTGTCGCGGTAGCCAGCCCGTACTCCGTGCGTTCGCGCCCGTCAATCCGGCACCCATCAATGTTGATCGCCCCGGTGCCGTGTTGCTGCACGTTCGCGGCGACCGTCATTCCTTTGGCGAGGGGTTTTCGCGCTACACAGATCGGTTCATGGGCGGGCTTGAGATTTGTCCCCCACCCCTCCCAGTCTCCGTCGAGGTTCTTGCTTTTCGGAAATCCGCTGCCGAAGGTCCAGAATATCTGATCACGGATTTCGAACCCCGCATCCTCGATACCGCACACCATCCTGTGATACGTTCGCGGCCCCGAGAACACGATCAGGTGGCCGCCGGGCTTGAGCACTCGCAACGCCTCGCGCGCCCATTCTTCTGTCCAGAGTTGGAACTTGGTATTGCCCACGACCGAGAAGTCGTATGCTCCTGCGTTCTCCGACGGCGCGTTACGCGGGGTCTTCCTTGGTGACCCGTCGGGGTTCGGCGGCTGCGACTTCGCCGCGACGCGCTTCGCAGTTGTAGTAGTGATGAACTCGCTGTCCCAGCTCTTACCCATGAACCCGATGCCGTATGGCGGGTCGGTCACGATGGCGTCGACACTGTTCTCATCCATCGCCCGCATGGCCTCGCGGCAGTCGGCGTTGATCAGCGTGGCGGCTCCGATTTCTTTGATTCTCATATCACCCCCACCATTTCCTCATGCCCCACGTTGATACGCCAGCACGGCGTCGGCCCGCTGGCGTAGTTGGTGCCGGCACCCAGCGTCCGAACTGCCTTGCACTCAGTCAGCACGCCCATCTGAAGCAGCTCGGCCTCGGTCTCGGCGAAGTTGAAGTGGTTCTTGTCCATGTAGAACTTGATGCGCTTACGGCTGACCCACAGCGACTTGGTCGCCGGCTCGTAGCGCTGGCTGATCTCGTGGTAGGGCTTGTCCTGCACGGCGCTCATGTCGGCGTTCATGGCGGTAACGACCAGGCGCTCGCCGACGTGTTCGTTGAGGAAGTTCGACAGGATGGCCACCGGGCCTACCATGCTGTCGGTCAGCGTGTTGCGCATGCGGCGCGTCTCGTTCAGCAGCCACGGCTTGAGGCGGTTGGCGTCGAAGCTGATCACCCCCGCGTCGCGCGCCAGTTCGCCACCGTACAGCGCCAGCGCCGTGATCTGCGACCAGAAGCGTTCCTTGTCGTTCATCTCGAAGCCGCGCTCGGCCTGCGCGACGACGCCGTTCTCCAAGTCCATCAGGCGGGCGCGGATGGCGTCGCGGTTCTGCACGAGGTACTGCACGTAGACCTGCCCGGCGACGCCGTAGTTCTCCTGGATGACCGACGGGATGATCTTGGCGATTTCAGCAAATGCTGAAACCCTTGGAAACTTGAACTCGAACAGTCGCAGGCTCTCGGCTTCGGCGTTCTGGTTCTCCATCTGGAGCTTGGTCTGGAGCGAGTTGTTGGTTGACGTGACGAACAGCGTGACCCACTCGGCACCCTTGCGCAGCGTGTAGTCCTGCTTCATGCTGCTGCGGTTCTTGCCGGTGGGGATCGAGTAGATCAGGTCGCGCAGATCCTTGTTCGGGATGGTCGTGGCCTCGTCCATGTACACCGGCAGGTTATAGTGGGCGCCGAGCCGCTGCATGCGGGCCAGTTCAGTATCCTTGCGGCCGACCCAGCCGCCCTTGGGCGACCCATAGACGGACGACATGAACTGCGCCATGGTGCTCTTGCCGACGCCCGACTCGCCCAGCGCGTTGATGGTACAGCCTTCGCGCCCCGCGAGTTTGAGCAGCGGCGCCGCGAAGGCGAGCAGCAGCATGAAGGCATGGGGTTCGAACCCCGGATGATCGAACACCTCCGTCAGGATGCGCCACGGCTCCAGCGTGCCCTTGGAGTGGAACGGCGCCAGGAACTCTGCCATGCCGTGACTGAAGCCGGCCTGCACTACCTCGTCGGGGCGGTAGAGTCTGTCGCCCAGCACGAACTCGGTGTCGTCGGACTTCCAACCCTGGGACTTGAACAGTTGCCGCAGCTTGGTTTCGTTCCGCAGCCGGCGGATGTAGGCGTCTCCGTACATGATGAACTTTCCTTTGATGAGGGGCTGGATGTGGTTGTCGATCAGGCTCACCATGAAGTCGGCGGGCTTGGCCACCAGCGACGAGCGCAGCGTGCACTCCTTCCAGCCTTCCTTGGGCAACCAGTGGCGCCAGCGCATCGTCTCGTAGCCCAGCTGCTCGTCGTGCGCCAGCTCCACCGGGAAGCAGTCGTACTCGTATATCTTGTGCGTTATGCCGTCCTCCTCCACGTAGATGCCGCCGTCCTCGCCTCGCGTGAAGCCGTTGGGCGGCGGCGGCAGCGTGACTGTGGTGACGACCTCGGCAACCTTGACCTGGACGGTTGGCGCCGGCGCACTGACGATGTAGGTGCCTAGCTGCGCGGGAGAACTGATCTTCCCTTTGAACGGGCACCCGTCGCACCCGCCGGGTACGCGACTTTCAAACGTGGTACATAGGGCGGGTCCAAGAGATTGGCTGCGAATCTGAGAAATCTTGCGAGCCGTTTCCTCCACGGAATATGAGGCATGGCCATTACTCCATTCGTGAATGAGGGGGTCGCCCTCGGTTGAGTGACACAGCAGTTGGATCGCCGCGTACCAGTGGGGCTCGGACACGCACCCCTTGGTGTCGCGCATCTTGGCGAGTTGCGGACAGCGGTCGGCTACCTTGATGCCCGAACACGGGGGGAAGTCGTGCTTGATGGCGAAGGCTTGATTGAGTCCTTCGGTAGGGGACTCGACAGCGCGGATACCCTCCGGCGGCTTGACCCCGACGGCACCGAGCGCAGAAACGACTCGTCTTTGGAAAGTTTCGTAAGGTACCGCTTCAGAATCAGCAATAAGTTCAACGGCTCGGGGTGCGCCGGGAGTTTTACGATTATATGTTCCCACTGGCCGCAATACACGCGCAAGGTCAGCGGTGCATGCAGGGTCAGCATAGAACTTGTAGTGAGCGGCGAGGCGTTTGAGGGCTTCGGCGGTTTGCTTCCAGGCTTCGGGTTGGATGTCATTTGTTGTGCTCCAGTAGACGTGGATGCCGCCGCCGCTGGATACCACCATCGGCATGGGCAGGTTGGTGGCGTCGCAGAATGCTGCCAGGCTTTCGCACGCGGCTTCCTGTGACGGGAACTTTTTGTCGTTGCCCGCCTCAACGTCGAGGTCCATGAAGAAGCTACACAAGGCGCGTACATTTTTATGTGTGCGGACTTGGTGCCACACCGAGCCATCCGGCTTCGCGGTCTCGACGCTTCGCTCGCGGTAGGCAGCGCAGGCATGGTAGGCATGCACTCCGGCGGCGTCGTAGGCCAGAACCTGCTGTGCCAACTCCTCGATCGAGTCGCACACCTGGTTCTTGAACTTACCGTTGATCAGCCGCGCGGCGACGTACAGGCCGTGCTCTGGCAGCACCCGACGCAGGAACTCTACAGTTTCCACCCGCACCCCTTCTTGTTATGCCTCCTCAACGACTAGGGGCGGGTTTCAGTCCTTGCAGACGCGCGGCCATTTTCGCAACCCGCTCGCGCCGGGCAGCCTTGTCCATGGCTTCGAGGGGGAGTAACCCCCGCTCGATGGTAGCGATCAGCGCGGCGGTGATGACTTCGGCTTGGCGAGCCAGCAGGCTGCCCGCCCGCGGGGGGCCAACGAAAGCCCACCCGTGGATGGTCTGCCGGCTGACGCCGTACAACTCCGCCAAATCGATCTTGGTCAGACCGGACTCGGTGAGTACGCGGGCGAAGTTCATCACGCCCCCGCGGCGAGGCCGAGCTTGGCGCGCAGCTTCTCAGCCAGGCTGGCACCGGCAGCCACAACCTGAGCGGTCGGGGCTTGCTGGATCGGCACGGCA